GACCGAGTTGCTCTAGATAGTCAGCAAGGTGTTTTGGAACACGATACTTGACACCTGTTTTGAATGAGTAACTCTGTGGTGTGCCATTGACAACACCAAAGGTCATCTCATCAATATCAGTGATTGTTCGAACGACTACGTATTCATTTGATACTGATACGCCTACGCTCTCAATTTCGTCTAGAACAAGTGGAGCATCTGGTTTCTTTGGGTCGAAGACGTCCCGCTCCAGGCTCTCCGCCTCTAACTTATTAGCGATTGAAATTTCTTCTTGACGCTTTTTTAATTCAGCAGCGTTCTTCTTTGCTGCTTTTTCGGCTGCAACTCCTGTTGCATCCAATGGACTTGTTGCTTTATTTGCCACGGTGTTTATTCTCCTAAACGTATTGGTTGGTTATGTCCTGGGAGCCAAAGAAGGAGTATGGCTCCCAGAACATAGGGTGAAACTAGTTGGTGTAGACCTTGACGATAGCCTGGTCGGTGATGACACCAAGACCCCAGATTGCGTACCAAGCAAGAGCGTGCTCACGACCGAAGTCAAGAACGCCACCGTCACGAAGTTCAACTGGGAGGGAGATTGCGTGACCAAATGCGTTGTCACCAATCATGATGGATTCGTAAACTTCAGCGCTGTTGCCAGTCGCTCCAGTTAGATAACCCTTTTCAGCGGTGTAATCAGAAGACTCTGGATTACCACCCTTACCTGGGTTGGTGTTTGCCTTAACTGGCACAGAGATTGCAGAAGATGGAGCACCGACATCTGTAGATGTGGTGTAGTTAGCGTTAGCAGCCAACTTCTTAACCTGTGTGGTCTCAATGAAGACTACGTCATAGAGACGTCCGATTTCACCGAGCATGAAGTTTCCTGGAGCAGCGTACTTCGTTACTTCGATGAACTCTGGGTTCGAACGAATGTCACGAGACTGCTTTGGATGTACGAACTGTACGTATGTCTCACCGAGACGTGGGATGTTCTTACCAGCGAGGGTAAGAGCAGCATCCTTAACAGCACCTGTGGTCAACTTGAAGTTTCCACCATCGAGTTCAGAGAACTGAGTTGCTGCTGTACCTTCGTTGTACCAGTCGTTAACACCCTGGAGTGCAGAGCGGTCATAACCAAACACTGCAGAAGTTGCTGCAGAGAGTGTGTTACGTGCCTGTACATCGAGGTACTGTGCCATGTGACGACCAAGAAGACGTGAAGCAGAAGCCATTACGTCGTCGAAGGATGCATTGAGAAGAAGTTCAGAAACTGCTACTGCGTAGCCGTGTTCTGCAACTGTGATTGCAATCTGCTCTGCAGTAAGAGCGTTCGTTGTCATACGAACACCTTCTGTTAGAGGAGATGGGTCTACTGAAAAGTTCTTGTAACGAAGGAAGTTAACACGAAGACCAGGTGCGACACCGAGTTCAGTCTTCTTTACTGCAAACTGTTCGAAACGAAGAATTGGCATTGCCTGGAACAAGATTTCCTTGGACCAGATTGTTTGAATTGCTTGATTGAGGCTTGAATTGGAGCCTGAATAAGCGGTAGGGGCGCTGGCTAGTTGACCAGTACCTGTAATTGCACTTGCCATTTAGGTCAAGTCCTTTCTAGATAGTTGTTTGAGTTAACCGAACAGTCCCTGACCACGATTTGATGCTGCATTGCCAAGCAATTTGGCTCTTTGTTTCGCATAGTCTGCCAATGACATATCCCTGATGGAATCAGGAGTAAACGATTGTTGTGACGAGTCATTATCGAGGGGTCCTGCGGCAGGCGCTGTGACGCGTGGTCCTGCCATTTGCGCTCTAGCAGACTGCATAGCCTGTTGAGCGGAATCTAAAATACGAGCAGATTTTTCTTTTAGAGTTGCGATGCTCTGCTCGATTTCATCTGCTGAATTGCCTTCAATTAAATCGATAAGTTCAGGAATGATGTTTTCACGTTCCTGCTCTAGTCGTCCTTGACGATAATTCATCAACTCTTGGAACTTGCGTTCCTGTTCAAGGAGTGCGATTGCACGTTCTCTTTCAAGACGCTCATTCTCTAACTGAGACTGAAATTCTTGCTCCTTCT